GCAATACGAAGTAGATGATAATAGTAATTGGTTTCGCACTAGCCGTGTCTGTAATAGCGTGGACACACTTTAGACAGAACTATAGCCGTCATGTTTGTCATGCATATAATTTTAGAATGAAAATATATAATATATATGAAGATAGCGGATGGGATGATTACTGGAAAGAAGTGTATGAAGCATTACCTTCTGCTAAAGCAATGGCAAGGCGTATGATTATTGGTGGAATTTTATATGATTTTATAACGACTGAAACTCAGCAGAAATATTTTGAATACGATGTAGAAATGACGAGAACAAAGGGGATAAAAACAATTGATTATCTTATACGATTACAACACAGGAAGGATACTCCGAGAACAGGATGGCATAATAATAGTTGTTGATGAAAACTATGAAATGCCTAAAAGCTATAAACGAAACAAACGATGGATAGACATTAAAAAACTAAACACTATGGACATAGCATATATCTATGTAGAAAATGAACTGGCGTTAAAGGAAAATTTATCAATTATAGAATTTGGGGTTGACACAACCTGCTGTATCGTGTAGAATGTAGATAGTAAAAGGAGAAAATTATGATATGTTACCGAGACCGAACGTTTTGCCCATTTTATGACACATGTTTATATGGACGTGACTGTCCCCGTGCTTACACTGACAAAGTAAAGAATAATGCCAACGCATTTGGATTAGGGGTAAGTGTATTCATGGGTAAACCAGAGTGTTGGCAAGAAAGTACTGAAGCTTTTATGAAATCTGTGGAATCTGTGGAGAGTAGGTCATGAGTGATAGTTATTACATAAGTGACCCCCACTTTTCACATAAAAATGTGATTAAAATGTCAGACAGGCCATTTGATTCTATAGAGGAAATGAATGAAGTATTGATGACAAATATATTTGATATTCCCAAGGGAAGTAATTTATATATTTTAGGTGATTTAGCGTGGAACCAATCTACTGCATTAGAGTTCATGAGAAGAAAACCACATGGGATTACTATGCACCTTATAATAGGTAACCACGATCATCGTATGGGGAAAGTAATCCAGCATAAAGCATGGGATTCAGTGGCTATGCAAAAAGTAGTAAAAGTTGGGGAGCACCGTTTAACACTAAGTCACCATCCTATGATGACATGGTATAGAAGTCATGTGGCCACATCATTTAATCTATATGGACACATACACAACAATACCCCACGGATTACCCCTGTAGGAAAGATGCTAAATATGAATTGTGAGTTTTGGGATTATAAGCCAGTAGTTTTTGATACTATTTTAGAAGAAATGAAAAGTATGCCTGAGAATTGGGAAATAGCTGAGATAGAGAAAAGGGGTAGAAGATGATTCGTAAGCTTGTTACAGTAGACTACTACGACATTATAGAAGAAGACGGTGTAGAGTATGTGGTTCAGGGCAATAATAAGACACTTGCCAAGGATTTTGTGTTTTATCGCTCAGCCGTTACCGGTAAAATAGTATCGAGGCAAAAACTACAATATATATTTGCTAAAATAGATGTAAATGTGTTACTTGGTTTCTTTCACACTAATGATTTAGAAGCTGTGTTGAAATCACAATGGTTACAACCAGTAGTTTTTGACAACTGCCATTTTATAAATAGTGTTGCAATAAAGGAGAAGGTATGAAGTTTGAAATAGGTGAGAAAGTACTGTTTTTGGGTGAAATGGATAGCAGTAAAACCCATTCTTATTATAGGGAAACCGCAATTGTTTTAAAGAGTGCGTATGTTTACAAAATGGAAGTGTATACTCTATTATTTATTGATGGGTATGAATCCGTAAGCACTACGCCTTGGTTAGAAAAAATAAAGGAAAAAGAAATGAATATAGAAATAGATAAAAGTACCTTAATCTGTCACCCATTTGACGACAGGACATATGATCTAATAGGTAAGAAGGTATATGCATTTGAGGACATCTTTGAAAAGCCTGTTGTTGGGGTTTTGCAGCACGCAGTATATAATTTACAAAGAATACCTTTTAGAGTAGTAGGGGATGATATTGACAAACTCTTTAGCTTCATAGCACCTTATGTAGAACCTGTTAAGCAATACAGGCCTTATATGAATGATGAACTACAGAGTCTGTTGGGTATACGTGTATGCAAGAAAGGAAACTACCGTGCCGTGAGGAGAATAGCTTCTTATATACAAGATGAAACAGGGTGGGCATACATAGAATTACATGATGGGGAGAGACAAGATGCAAAAGACCTTTTTGACGATTGGGTATTTATTGATGGGTCTTTTTGTGGGGTAAAGATATGAAATATGATGATTATGATTTGCAAGTGTTTTTAAGAACTGTAGAAAATTCATTAGAGATACTGCGAAATGATTACAATATGAAAATAAGTGAGAAAAATGGTTTAATACTACTTAAATATCACCAGTTTAATACACCTAAATGTCACTTAACAAATCAATGCAGAGGCGTTGTACTAGATGCCGTTACTTTTGACATAGTATGCCGTGGCTTCTATCGTTTCTTTAATGCAGGTGAGCCTCAAGCACATGCTATTGACTGGCAAACTGCTGTTATTACCGAGAAAATAGATGGTAGTTTAATACGTTTTTATTACCACGATAATAAATGGTGTATTGCCACTAGTGGGTGTATTGACGCATGTGACAGTAGTTTACCTACACAGGTGCTAGATGAGTGTACCAATTTTGGAGACCTTGTGGTGTCCCATTTATTAGAAGAGGATTGTCGTTTAACTCTTTTGGATAAATTCAACAAAAACTACACATACCTTTTTGAGTTAGTAAGTGTTTATAACCGTGTAGTAGTGCCTTATGACAAAACAAATATGTATTATTTGTGTAGAATACACAACTGTAGGGGTATAGAAGATAATAACTTACCACTAGAGTTTAATCGTCCACAAAGTTATGATTTTAGTAACTTACTCGACTGTGTAGAAGCAAGCACCCTCCTAGGTTATGATGAAGAAGGTTATGTAGTAAGGGATAAGAGTTTCAACAGAATTAAGATCAAGTCACCTGAATACGTAGCAGCTCATCACATAAAAGGTGAAGGTGTATTAACTGTAAAGAAAATACTTGGATTGATTGAAACAGGAGAAGACGTAGAGTTTTTAAGTTATTTTCCAGAGTATAAAAAAGATATTGATAACGTACAAAAGAGTATTGACAATTATGTGGTTATGTGCAATAATGCATATAGATACGTAATGCATTATGGATTAAGCCGTGCTGATATAAACAGGGTTATTAAAAAGCCTTATTCTGGTTTTGTTTATGAAAAGTTAATTAAAAGCGTAACAGCTATATCATATTTTTGGAATTTATTTGCTAAGACACAGGTTACACTAGTGGAGGCTCATGATGATACAAGATTTAACAGCTTTAGAAATATCGGTACTATTGAATAAATTAGAAGAGGTAGATGAATATGACGAGGATAAAGAATGTAGTAACATATGGAATAAAGAAGACGTTGATGGCATCGGGATATCCTTACAGAACAATGGATTGCCTTTATTTATATAATTAATAGGAGAGATAAATGGATAACGAAATGCCAAGCATAATAACACAGGTATATGAATCACATAAAGACATGTTAATAGAGAAAAACAAACGGTATGGTAATTCTGCTACAAATCCTTTGACCTGTTTTAGTAAACTTGATGGTGCAGAGGGAATAAAGATAAGGCTAGATGATAAATTAAAACGAATCATGAACAGCAGTGAATTGCGTAAGAATGATGTATCTGATTTGATGGGGTATTTAATGCTGTTGTGCATCACACAAAATTGGACAGACTTTTCGGATTTAATAGATTAATAGGAGGAAGTATGAAAACAAATGTTGAGGGAACAGTAACCATAAGTGTGGAGTTGTTTGATAAATACAGGAAAGCATATGAGGATGCCCCTTGTATAATAATTAAGCACCAATGGAGTGGAGGGTTCTGTGGGTGTGATGAAAGTGTTACCGTATTAAATACAGGGGAGGAAACAAAGTTTAGTGCTGATTTAATGCGTGATTCAGAAGATGATAAAAAAAGGGTAGAAAAATATCTTAAAACTATAGATGGGCTACAAAGAAACGCAGAACGTTTAGAAAATGACGTAAATTATTTAATTAAAGATAACGAAGAGGCTCGTGAGTTGTCGGTTTGGGAATTCTTAAAATGGAGAGAACTAACTTATGTTACACATAACAGAACGCCCCGATAGCTTTAAAGACCTTCTTGGCAATAAATTACTAAAAGACTCTATGACCATGCACTTGGCTAATGAAAACAGACCTCACTGCTATATGCTTAAAGGTGTAAAAGGGATGGGTAAAACCACTACAGCACGTATAATGGCTAAAGAATTGGGTGCTATGAGTATTGACATTCATGAGTACAATTTAGCGGGTAAAGGTGGAATAGATATAGCTAGGGAAATAATAGAAATAAGTTCTAATATGCCATTAGGTACTGCACAGGTTATAATTCTTGATGAAACACAAGGGGCTACTGGTAAGTTTCAAGAAGCTATGCTAAAACCCACAGAAGAAGCAAACGCATGGACATACTTCTTTATCTGCACTACTGCACCCTCAAAAATACTACCTACATTGAGAAGACGTTTTACAGAATATAAGGTTGAACCTATTGACAAACCCACGCTTTTCAAGTATATTGTAAGAACGGCAAAAAAACATAATATTGCCGTAACAACTGATGTTGTTGATGTCATTGTAGCAAAGGCTGAAGGTAGTCCGGCACTTGCTCTTGTAGCACTTGATAAACTTCATGGATTTGATGAAGGCACTCAATTAAAGCTACTTGAAGAAGAAATAGCAAGTAAGTCAGTTATAGATTTATGTAGAGCCTTTTTATATGGAGAGTCTAGTTGGAAAGCTGTGATAAAAATTATCAAGGAAACGACGGAAGACATAGAAGGTATGCGACACGCTATACTAGGATACATGTGCAGTGTGTTGTTAAATCCAAGTTCTACACGTTTTCACAGACGAGCTGTAGTAGTGGTTGACACTTTTTCTAATATGTTGTATACTAAGAGCGAGTTTGTAACAGCGTGTTATCTGTGTGTGAATAAGTAAATAGGAGAAAGAATGAATTTAGTTGAATTTGCAGAGATGATTAGACAGGGTTTAAGAATACTATATTATGTAGAACAGAATGGAAGATATACGTGTTCTTTTAATAACCTTGCTGAGTTGCTTAACGACAATATGTTAACAAGTACGTATGGTGATGGGAAAACTGCTGTTGAAGCCATGGATAATTATGCAAATAGAATATCAGGTGAGCTGCTTGTGTTTAATGCTAGTGGGACTAATCGAATAGAGTACGTAGTTCCTCAATTGAGAAAAATGTGATTAAATTACCACCTGAGTTCAACTACATTGAAATGCACGACAAACTAGAAAAAGCTATAACCGTGTTACAGAATACGGATAAGCACATGTGTATAACTGGCATGGCAGGAAGTGGAAAAACAGAGTTTATTAAAATGTGTTGCAACAAGTCATTTTATAATCATTCCACTGTTGTTTGTTGCCCCACAGGAGTTGCGGCGGTAAATGCTAGTTCGGATGGGATAAAAGCCACTACTATTCATAGTTTGTTTAGATTGCCTGCGATGTCTATAATACCTATTAATAATTTGAGTGCTAAAGAAGATTTAATACCGTTATTCACCAATTTACATACCTTAATTATAGATGAAATTGGTGCTGTGAACAGTGATCTACTCACCAAGATTGTGTACATGATCAGACAATACACTAATGGAGTTGATGTAAGACTGATACTAATTGGAGACCCTAGTCAGCTATCCCCTATTATTAAGACCAAAGAGGAAAAGAGTTATGTTGACACGTATGGCAGTAAGTTCTTTTTCCACGCCACACCATTTATTGACCTAGATTTTGAGATAATAGCATTTAATAAAGTGTTTAGACAGCGAGATACAAATTTCGTAAATGTTTTAAATTCTTTTAGATTCAACACCTTAACCCCTTCTGATCTAAGTTATATGAATACCAGAGTAATGACAGAAGCAGAATTTAGAGCGTTAAGCCCTGCTCCTTTTATTCACATTGCCTTGACAAATAAGACAGTAAATGGTATAAATAGTAAGGAGATGCGGTTGAACCCAACCAAATCACGTTGCTATTATGGTACAAGTACTGATTTTCCAGATGAGGATAAAGCAGTACCAAACTGTGTGGAATTAAAAAAAGGTGCACAGGTAATGGTGTGTGCAAATGATCACGCCAAAGGATATTATAATGGTATGTTAGGGATAGTAACTAGTATGTATGATAGTGCAGTAGTAATAGAAGTAAATGGTAAACACTATACTATTGAGCGTTACACGTGGCAACGTTATACTCATAAATATAATAAAGACAAAAAAGAGATTACGGCAACCAGTAGCGGTGAGTACAAACAAATTCCGTTAAAGCTAGGTTACGCCCTTACTGCGCACAAAACACAGGGGCTAACACTTGACCGTGCCTTCGTAAATTTAGAGAAGCGCACGTTTGCTAGTGGAATGTGTTATACAAGTATTTCTCGAACAAGTTCACTAGAAGGACTTGGCTTGGCGCGACCAATACGAGTATCTGATAACAAACTGAGTTTTTATGTGAAACAGTTTTATAAACGAAATAAATTATTTAATACAAATAAGGAGGGTGTCAGTGTGTAAATATTGTGAAAGCAGTGGTTGGCGTATTCACGTAGATGATGAAGACCACGTGCAGGAAGTGACAGTAAGTGCTTGTAGATTGAATGTATTTGAGCGATTTCGTAATATTGCTCCCTATGAACAAAGCACATCAATTGAAATTAAATTTTGTCCATTTTGTGGCAGAGAACTAAAGGAGGAAGAATGAAATTTACAGTATTTTACAAGGGTGAAGCAGTTTATGTAGACAACGCATTAGTAATGGAGCTAGTGGTGAATGACTACGTGGCACAGTGTGTGGACAACAGTCCCGAAGAAGAACACAACTACACTAATTTATTTACTGAGCCAATAAAAGTAGTAGGAGATGGTGTAACACGGTTGTTTGATGTAGACACGTATATTGATTGGAATTTAAAAGAAGTGTTTAAGGAGGGGGACAGTGAATAAGCACGTAAACAAGAAAGGAATACATTTTGGACTAACACACACTATGATAGAACAAACTAAAATTGTAGCAGATAAAGGGAAATCAAAACCAGCATATGTTGTTATGGAAAACGGTGAAATAAGACGTATGTGGGCAAAGACAGGCGTAAAGAGGTTGAAACATGGGAAGAACTGAGGAGTACGAAATGGAAAATTATGAAATATTATTTGAAACAGCACAGACTGAACAATTAAGACAAATGAGAGCTAATGAGGAGTCTAAATGGGGGTGGAATAATATAGATTTAGAGGAAGTAGAAACGGGTATCTGCCATAATCTTGAAAAGATTCCTATTATAGCTGATACAGAAGAAAGGATTATAGAGTCAATACGCAGATTTGCTAATGTTGCTAATTATGCATCAATGGCTATTTTGGTTTTGAAGGAGGCACTAGATGAATAAAATATTTCTAGGTGGTACTTGCAATAATAGTACATGGAGAAAAGAGTTAATGCCGTTGGTACAAATACCTATGTTTAATCCTGTAGTTGAAGACTGGACACCTGAATGTCAGGAAGCTGAAATTAATGAGAAAGAAAACAAGTGTAATATTCACTTATATGTAATTACAAGTCAAATGGTTGGTGTATTCTCTATTGCAGAGGTAGTTGATAGTGTGCACAACAACAGTAAGAGAACTATCTTACATGTAATACCAGATGGCTTTGATAAAGGGCAATTGAAAAGTTTACAGGCTGTTGTTAATCTAGTCAATAGTAGGGGTGGTACAGCTTATATGGATGAAGACATATATAGAACAGCAAGAGTTTTAAATAACTGTTTTAAATAAAGGAGTAGTATGAGAACCAAAGAAGTAAATTCAGGAAGTTATTACGAGGATTTAGAGGTAGATTCATATAATCTATTAGAGGAATGGCAGGCACAACCGGGTTTGTATTTGTCATATGCGGAAACAAGCACAGAGGTGCAAGAGGAGGTAGATAACTTAAAAGACAGATTGGATGTGTTACTAGCAAGTACTGAGTTGGAAATCAGAAATGGTAGCTACAAACTGTTACCAGAAGGAGCTAAAATAACAGAGAAATCTGTTGTAGCCTATGTAGTAACAGACCCACAGGTGATAGCAATGAAGAAAAGGTATAATCACGCAAAGAAAGACGCTACACTCATGAAGAAAGTAGAGATAGCTTTTGATCAACGAAAGAAAGGATTGGAAAACGCAGTGGTATTAACCGGACGTGAGCAATATGCTACGCCACGGGATAGAACAGACGGAATTAAAGACAGCAAAGAATCTAGACAACAAAAAACTAATGACGCTATAGAAGCAAAGTTAAACAAAACTAAACAAGTAAAGAGGTAAAAACAATGGGTAAATTTAATTTAAAAGAAGAATTACAACAGGAAGCTGTTACTAACACCAACAATATAAAGAGTGGTGGGGTAAAAGCACAGAACTATTTGAATATGGATGGGGAAAATCGTTCATATTTCAAAGCACGTGCAGGAAATAATGCGGTTGACATCATTCCTTTCACATACACCACTGGTTTAATGCCGGGGAAGAAAGCAGGTAAACACGGGTACATGTTGGATTTGTATGTACACAAGAATTTCAATCAAAGTTTTGACAAAGTAATTTGTAAGAAACGTTCATTTGGCAAACCTTGTGTAATCTGTGCAGAGCGTGCACGACTACAGGAACTAGATGCAGATGACTTGAATCTAAAGCAAGATCAGTATGATGATTTACTAGACAGTTACAAACCAAAAAGACGTGCTATTATGAATGGCATCAATTTAAAACCAGATGAAGAAGATGAGAATGGTGGACAGATTCAAATTCTTGATGAAGTACATTACTTTTTCATGGCTGAGTTGTTGGAAAAGGCAAGTGCTAAAGCTGAAACAGGAGACCCTGTTGATTACGTAGACCCTGAAGACGGGCAGTCAGTATTATTTCGTGCAAAAGCAAAAGCATTTAAGGGTGGAAAGTTCTTTAACTACAAAGACTTTGACTTTGAAGACAGGGAAGAGTCTTATAATGAAGACATAGTAAATTTTGAGTTCAAAGACGAAATGCTTGACCACGGTGCATTCAGTTTAGATGGGTTGTTAAATATTCACAGTGATGAAGAGATTGAGGCAATGTTACGTGAAGCCCCTGTGGAAGAACCAGACGACGATGACGAAGACGAAGAAGTTGTTGTTGTTAAAGAGGTTAAGAAAAGAACTACGAGGAAACCAAAACCAAAAGTAGAAGTAGAAGAGGAAGAAGAGGAAGAGGTTGAAGAAGCTGTTGAAATAGAAGTAGAAATTAATACAAATACCTGTCCTTATGACCACGAGTTTGGAACAGACAACATGGAAACCGATGAGTGCACAGTTTGTCAGAAGAAACACAGAGAAAATTTCAAATCATGTATCATGGCTAACTAGATAATTGGATAATTGGCAACAGTCATGTGGCTGTTGCCTATAAGGAGAAAGTATGGCAACGAAAGTAACGACAAAGAAAAAACCTGTGGCACAAGCAGTTGTAGCAGAATTGGAAAAAGGTAAAACGAAGAAAGTAGCAAAATATATTACTACGGGAAGCACACTACGTGATTTGGAATTAGGTGGGATGAAAGGTGCTATGGGATACCGAGTAGGAAGTATATATAATATAGTAGGCGACAGTAGTAGCGGCAAAACATTTTTTGCAGTACAGTCCATAGTAGCAAACTATTTCAAATATGGAGACAGTTTTAAATGGGTATATGATGATGCCGAAAATGGGTTTTCATTCGATGTACAGCATATGTATGGCATGGATAAACCTATTATTAGTGATGACATGCCCCACTCTTCTACGGTTGAAGAGCTTTACTCCAATGTACGTAAATTCACGGATTCATTGAAATCAAAAGAAATTGGATTTTATGTCATAGACTCGTTAGATGGGCTAACTTCAAAAGCAACAGTTGATAGAGGGAATGAACGATACAAAAAATCATTAGATGGAAAAGAATTTACCGATGGCACATACGCAATGGATAAACAAAAGTTTCTGAGTCAAGAATTCTTTCCCGATATAGCTAGTAGAATTGAAGGCACAAATGTAGTACTGGTTATAATAAGTCAGGTCAGGGATAAAATAAATGCTTCTATGTTTGAGAAAAAACAAGTGCGTAGTGGTGGACGAGCCCTACAATTCTATTGCCGTGGCGTGGAGTGGATTGCCACTATACAGAAACGAGAAATGGAAGATGAGGCAAGTGGACTGCGTTCGGGTATGCCTGTGCTAATTGATAATGATAAACTCAAAGCACCACGTCCCTATAGAAAATGTGTGCAAATACTTGACTTCTCTATTGGTGTTGACGACATAGCATCTAATATAGATTTTCTGTATGACTTGCGCACAGATAAAAGCCGTAAATTACGCCCCACAAAACAACACAAATTGGATTGGGATGAAATGCTGTTGCAGAGAGATGATTTATGTCAACACATATATGACAACGAACTAGAAGCTGAATTAAAAACTAGGGTTGTAGCCAAGTGGGAAGAACAGGAAGATCGATTAAATAATACAAGAAAGGCAAGGTTTTAATTAAGGAGAATTTATGAAAGCAAGTAATGCGATTATACAAAAAGAAATGGGAAAAGATAATACGCCATTTTATTGGTTAGTGGCGGTGCAACAAGAAGGTGATGGACACATGATACTAACCGGTGGTAAAAGCGATAAAACAAAAAGACGGTCAGAGTATCTACAAGGGTTAGAAGTTGATTTACCATATGCACAAGAATCAAGTATGTACACGTTAACACCCAAAGGAGATGTAATAGGGGCGTCTATGATATTTGCTTTAAGGCGTGAGGATTTGTTGAACTTAAAAGAAATGATTGATACAATGGTGGAAGCCAATGAGTTTACTGTTGCTAATGGTGGGGAGACTAGGTGACAACAGCGAGTAGAAAAGCAAAGGGGCGTAACCTACAATATTGGGTTGCTAAAAAAGTAGCCAAATTGTTTGGTATAGTGTTTGATCAACAAGATGATTTATGTGAAATTCACTCAAGAGAGATGGGACAGGCAGGATGTGATGTGTACATAAGAGATAAAACGCTATATGATTTGTTTCCCTACGATATAGAATGTAAAAACACTGAGACAGTGAGTTCATACGCCTATATTGAGCAAGCAAAAGCTAACACTAAAGAAGGTAGACAATGGTTGGTAGTACATAAGAAAAACCAGAGCAAACCCATTGTTATTATGGATGCAGAACATTTTTTTGATATAGTGAATGTAAACAAAGGAGAACAAAATGAAAATACAAGTAAAACGTGCAAAAGCAAAACTGTGGTACGGTGATAAAATAGGTGAGATTTTTGAAGTCACACCATTTAGTAAAACGTTATGGGCTTTAAAAGATAATGAATTTTATAAATTTAATAAGTCAGACTGTAAAAAAGTGGTTAAAAAAGAAGAGGTAGAATAATGATAGTTGATGTAAGGGGCATTGCTACAGGTAAAACATATGATTTGTTAATGGATGCAGTGGCTAATGATGGTGTAATTGTGTGTTACAGAACCACAATGGATGTAATAAAACAAACTGCACAAAATATGGGGTTTAATCCCCCTAAGATGATTACACACAAACAACTTATACATGGGAATTGTTTAGATGGTGTACATAAACCTATTTTTATTGATGATGCAAGAGCTATCTTTAGACTATTAGCAAGGGGGGAATGTGTACCAAGAGTTACTATGGGTAGAGATAGCGGTGAAATAATTTTAACCGGAGAACTAGCAGAAAATCATTTTATAAAACAACCTTATGAAGTGCCTGAACTAATTAATCAAAGAGGATACTAAGTGAAAAGAATAATTGCAATGATATGGAAAAGTAAGTACAGTGTGTATCATTTTTTGGGTACAAAGAAGGATGTCTATGAATCATACTAATAAACCCATTGCTTCTCAAATACTATCAGACATAACAGCGTATATGAAGTACGCACGGTATTTACCCAGTGAGCAACGTAGGGAAACATGGGACGAAACTGTGTCAAGAAATAAAATGATGCACATAAAAAAGTTTCCTGAGTTAAAAACTCAAATAGATAATGCTTATGAGTACGTGTACAACAAGAAGCTTTTACCAAGCATGCGCGCCCTCCAATTTACGGGCACACCTATAGAATTAAATCCAAGTAGATTATACAATTGCAGTGGTCTCCATATTGACCACCCCGATGCATTTAGTGAAACCATGTTTTTGCTATTAAGTGGTGCAGGAGTAGGGTATAGTGTGCAACGTCATCATATACGAAAGTTACCTCCTGTGCTTGGTGTACAGCGTCCTGAAGGCAGACAAAGAAAGAAACGGTATTTAATAGGTGATAGTATCGAAGGATGGTCTGATGCTATTAAAGTACTTGTGGAATCATATTTTTATAACAAGCGCGAAATAGATTTTGACTTTAGGGATATTAGACAAAAGGGTGCTTTATTACTCACAAGCGGGGGTAAGGCTCCCGGCCCCGAACCACTACGTAATTGTTTAACGCAAATCACTTCTATTTTTGAAAACGCTATTGCAACACGAGGACACGCTACTCAGTTGAAGCCTATTGAAGCCCATGATATACAATGCTTTATTGCTGATGCAGTGTTAAGCGGAGGTATAAGGCGTTCCGCTATGATTTGCTTGTTCTCATTAGAAGATACAGAGATGTTAGAGTGTAAGTTTGGTAACTGGTACGAATCAAATCCACAACGTGCATTAGCTAATAATAGTGTGATGTTGTTACGTAGTCAGCTTGATCGCCCTACCTTTAATTCGTTGTGGGAGAAGATAGAAGCAAGTGGTAGTGGTGAACCCGGTATTTTCCTCAGTAATTCAGAGGAGTGGATTGTAAACCCGTGTTTTACAGGTGATATGGAACTATTAACATCTACAGGGTATAAAACCTTTGAAGAGTTGGACGGTAAACAAGCTTATCTTGTGGGTAAGGGTAACAAAACCATTTCGTTGGGAAAGGTGTGGTTGAGTGGTTACAAAAATACCATAAAGCTAAAATTATCAAATAAGGAAATAATAACCTGTACCCCCGATCACCCATTTTTAGTAAATGATGAATGGGTAAAAGCAGAGAATTTAAAAGGAAAACGGTTAACAGAAGATACAACAGAATTCAGACCGCATATTTACCCCTATGAACAGTATGGGTTTTTACAAGGGGATGGTTGTTTGGGTAGACTGAAATCAAAAGATCACCAAGGACTAGAAGTAAATTTAGGGAAGAAGGATTTAGAAATATTTAAGTTGTTTAACGTGGAAAAAGTGGAGAATAAACGGGCGTACTACATCAATGGGTTTAATGGTGATTTAAACAAACACGGTTTTTCATCAGAGTCATTACCTGATAGAGTGTTTCCATCATCTTTTTATGATTCACTTGTGTTCACAGGGGAGAAAGCGTCTTTCTTACGAGGAATGTATTCAGCTAACGGCTGTGTAATAAAACACCATAGAGTAGCGTACAAAACGACATGCCGTTCTTTAGCTGACTCACTTGTAGAAGCACTAAAAGCTGATTTTGATATTGATTCATACGTTACTACTAATAAAACTAAAAAGGTAATGTTTGCAAACGGAGAGTATCAATGCAGAGAGAGTTACGATATAAATATAACTAGGGCTCTGTCTGTACGGTTGTTTCATAAATACATTGGATTCTTGCAAGTATATAAGAACACTGATTTAAAATCACTTGTGCTTGAAAAAGCTGTTATGGTTAGAAGTATACAGGATAATGGTATGCAAAAAGTGTACGATTTCAGTGAACCGTCAACAAATGCCGGATGGGTGAATGGTGTACAGGTACATAACTGTGGGGAAGTAAGTCTCCGATCTTGCCAAATGTGCAATTTAGCTGAAATCAACTTCTCAAACATAGAATCTCAGGAAGATTTAAACACGCGATCACGACACGCAAGTTTTATAGCAACATTACAAGCAAGCTATACAGATTTTCATTACCTACGAGATATATGGCGTGATACCACTGAAAAAGAAGCACTCATTGGCGTTTCATTAACAGGAGTAGCTACAGAAAAACTTTATGAATACGATTTAAAACAAGCATCTAAAATAGTGAAGAAAGAAAATGCACGTGTGGCAAAACTGATTGGCATCAACCCAAGATCACGTAGTTGCGTGGTTAAACCAAGTGGAACAGCAAGCATAGTATTGGGCACAAGTAGTGGAGTTCATGCGTGGTATGATGAATACTATTGGAGACGTATACGTGTAAACAAAAATGAAGCCATCTATAATTATTTATCTATTATTCATCCCGAATTAATTGAGGACGATTTCTTTAAACCAGAAACAACTGCCATTATAAAAGTACCACAGAAAGCACCTGAGGGCTCTATATTAAGAAGTGAATCTCCTATAGATACGCTAGAGCGTGTACGTTATTTACATACTAATTGGATAGCACCTGCACATAAGAAAGGAATTAACAAAAACAATGTTTCATGCACTATTCAAGTAAAACCAAACGAGTGGTCGCTTGTAGGGGATTGGATGTGGGAAAACCGTGAGCATTATAATGGGATAGCAGTTTTACCCTATGATAGTGGCACATATAAGCAAGCCCCTTTTGAAACTTGTACAAAACTAGAGTATGAGGAAGCTATGAAGCATCTAACACAAGTAGATTTAAAACATGTAGTGGAAGATCAAGACAACACCGATTTAAAAGGTGAACTAGCGTGTGGCGGTGGAGCCTCGTGTGAGGTAGTATAAAATTAAAATAACAAATATTTACAAAGAACTGATAGCAGAGATTAAAACTTGTACAAACGGTGTAATGAGCCAAGTAAATTGGGAGACGAGTAATACGTTGCTAACCACAACACAGGAAGGAATGCAACACTATGTAAACCACTTACCTATATTTGATGCACTTTATTTTAAACCTGTGCTACAAAAGATTATAAAAGATATGGAATACGTTAGCCTTCACGGTATTGGGCGTACTCTTACAGGTATCTGTGGTACTACTGTAGATGCAAAAGGAGCAACAGCGAGTATAACCACAAACAGTATTTGTGCAGGTGGAGTAGAGTTAAGTAGGTGCTTAATTGATAATGCTATAATAGACAGAAACAGCAAAGCTCCTGTAACTATTTTCTGTAATAACAAAATGATGCACAATGTACTAGGGGTATTGGGGATGGACTACGGACTACGTACACTCTTAATGATGGAACCCGTGGTGACAGTGGGTAAGAAAATCACGGTAGTGTTTACTCCCTATTTAAAGGAGGATCAACTACTATTTATAGATATGAGTGAAGTACACCCTATGTTTGAAGTACAAATGGTTGGTGATGTAATAAACAATGATTATATGGCTCCTATGTCTATAGTTCTTAATAACTATATAGTAATTCATTTTGCCCTAGATTTTGGAGACGAGACAAAGCATTGTGTAATCAATAAAATAGGAGTTTAATATGATTTGTAAAAGCGATGAATGCCATTTCTGGTTGTTCAATGAATGTATTAAGAAAGACGTGGAAATAATAGCAGGGGGTTGTCCGTGGTATCGTCAAGGCGAACTCCTTGTAGCAGACGCGTTCCCATTTCCTGTTGTTAACACATGGGAATTGTTTAGTGCCCGTACACAGTGCTACACCGTTGCCAGAGGACATTTACTAGATGTACTAGCTAGTCACTACACAGAGCCTAATATGAGTGTGTACGCATCCAGTGTTAAAATGAAAAAGAAGAGTTATTACCAGCCAAGTTCTTTCGACATGAATATATATTTGGGTTTCATAGATAAGTCAATTTATGCCATGTATTTAGAGCTTTTACTACTTGACTATTTAAGCGATAGCCTATATACTATTACACAGATGAATAGTAATGGAAATTTTGTACATATAAAAGGAGAACTAAAGTGAGATGAGGGTAAAACAAATTAGTAAACCAAGGGATAATTGTAGACAATGTGTTCTCAACGACTGTTTGGATATATGTGGGTACATCCCTAACTGTGGATTCCTTTATGAAGATAATTTCAAAAACTTTATTGAAGCAGAAGACGGTGATTACCTTTTTGTTGAAAAAGTTAGAACGATTACTAGAATATAAAAGGAGAACAAAATGACAGAACATGATGTAATAAATAGTAGGTATTCCACAAGGTATCTATGTAGTATACTAGAAGACATGAGAGCCATGCACAAAACCCATAACTATAGTTACATGGAAGGACTAATTGAAGAACTACAGTATAGAGCGAGTCGAATGGAAAGTGCTGTAGAAGATGTGGACAATATTAAACGTAATGAGGAAAGGCGTGTAAAGCTTAAAGCTGAAATAAAGGTGTTGAGAGCAGAGAAAGAGGCGTTAGAAGAGTCAAAGGGATTAGAGTCATGAAAAAGTTACTGTTTCTATTATACGTAAAACTGATTAGACCACATACTGAACACAAATTGAATAAAATCTTTGAGCGTATAAACCCTACTAAATCTACTATATGGGATACAGTTAAGCACTTGCCTTTAAAAGAGTTTAGTGCTTTTATAAATAAATATGAATACAAACCTGATTTGCTAGGTGGGATTGTTGATCATAGTTTCAGTTATGACAACCCCAATCAATTTTTTAGTAATATAACATATAATGTTGATTGCGATAATTGGGCCCGGATATGGTATCTATGGTGTAGGTGCAATGGACACCTGCCTCAAGAAGTGGTGGTTACTACTAAAGAGCATATGATAGGCGATTCACATGTAATATGTGTTGCCAAGTACAGAGGCAAGTTTTGGCTACTGGATTACAAACCATATGGACGTTTTCCTAATTTTGATGAAGCAGTACAGGCGGTAACACGTCACTGGACTAAATATACTAAAGAAAATCTAATGTGGACAAGATTTACGGGAATACAAAAAGCGGGGTTAAAAACATGACAATAAAGTGGAAAGCAGTATGGACAAAAATAGTTAATTGGTTTATACGCTATGGTAAGTACGTTATAGGTATACTTGCGGTAGTTATCATAGGAATTATCACGGTAACAACTCTTAATAAGTTTGGTTCAATAAAACTATTTACTACAATAAAAGAATGGGCTTTTTTAAAAGACCGTGGGTATAAAAAGAAGGGTGATGCCATTGTAGACAAAGAAACAGGTACTGTTATTGATATACCTGAACCTTACCAAGATGAAACAGTAACAGGTATTGGGCACACATCTGAAGTAACAATAGGTGATGTTGCAACGCATGAGGAGGCTGTTGACGAGTCCGAAAACGAAAAGACGTGTCCAAGTACCACTTTGGGTGACAAAGACGCTACAAGGGCTGTTCAGCCTTCTCTAAACGATAGTGTGTCCACAGCGGATACCGTAGATAATCCCCCTGTGGAGATACAGCATAAAGTTGTTGATAGAAAAAACGTGGAACCAATTGAAAACAGTGCTAAAGACGTATTGACAAATAAGCGTAAATAGTATAGACTGTATTTAAGTTAATAACAGGAGAACGATTATGAAAGTAAAAATGAATACAAGTGATAATCAATGTGCTTATAACTCCGCGATCATATGTCCGTTTTGTGGGCAAATATTTACAGATTCATGGGAAGATGCACCTGACGAAGATGATAATGATGTTAGTTGTGGGAGTTGTGGCCGAGAGTTTTATGTAAACAAGCAAATAGATGTTACTTACTCATCTATGCCAAACTATAAAATATATGGTAGTTGGGATGTTGGTGATATTGTAGAAGATGGAATTGATAGTATTGAAGACGAAGACTGGGCTAATAAACACGGGGCACAGAGTTGTGAGGTAGTAAAATGAGTTTAAAAAATTGCCCGTTTTGTGGGTGTCAAATGGAGTTATACACGCCTTGGTTTTGTAATGAAGAAGAGAAGAGTATAAGACATATTGGTTCTGACTGCATTTTATTTACGGTTAGTTTTGCACACTACGAAAATGCAGAATCAGCAACTAACGCATGGAACAGAAGAAGTGAGGTAGTAAAATGACAAGTTTAGACCAAATGTTAGATGCAATTGACTATTATGAGTCACATTACGACAATTTATCAGATCAAGAACGATGGGAATACGCAGAACTGGAATTTAATCTAAGTATTGAGTACAATAGAGAGGAAGAATATGGACAATAAAGAAAAAGAAAAAGAAAAAGAAAAAGAAAAAGAAAGCAAATTGTACAGTACTGTTATAAAGTATACAGAAGAAGGGGACACAAACTCAACTAATAATGACATCACTTTTTCTATGTCCAGTATTTGCTATGACATGGGATACATTGTAATGCAAACCGACAGGTGGGCAATTGATGCTAGTCCAGAAGGTATTCAAGAATTTATGGACATGATAAATGATTTCATGAACAGAAGTAAAGTAGATACGAAGGGTGGGGTATGAACGCGTTAGTGTTTGTTATCAAAATATGGTTGTCAATACTATGTTTAATAATAATGGGTGTAACGATAGTTATTTTATCTCCTATTTTAATACCTTATTTAGTAATTGATTGGGTGATTGGATTGATTAAATTAAGTAAACAAATAAATATGGGGGAACAATTATGACAGTTTTATTAACAATAGAGTATAATAAGGAAGAATATGAGTGTAGTTAGTACAAATATCCAACATACTGCAAGCGTGATTACAGTAACAATGGGCACACATGAACTAAATTCTGTACCATCTGTGTCTGATAACATGAGTACAGATATGGCATATTATAACTATGATTCAGAGTTTGGTGAATGGTTCATAGTTGAACCGCCCGCACCAATAAGTAATACGTATGGGCAGCAAGCAGTTAGGGGTGACATTTATGGTTTCACAGACAACCCAGAAGCAGACTACTATATCAATAACCTATCTGAGCTTATAAATGTAACTTCTATAGATGTATTTGATATTGATGCTTTTAAACACTATGAAGAAGAGTTTATAGATACTCGTGATTGGGATGATAGACATTTTCTTTATAAAGGACGACAATTACATAAAGTAGCAGGTGTACATAAAATCATGAGTTTTAGGCAAACTCCTCCTGCTAATAAGTGTTTGTATATAAAAAGAAAGAGGAGAAAGTAATGAGTGGAATTGATCGTGATTGGCTTGCAGTTGATATAGTTGGGATAGTAGAGGATATGGCAGTAAGAAGACAAACGAATGGAGAAAGTCCTCTTGATGTGTTAGATTACCTTCATGATGTGATGACACGTGCTATAGGTAATGCAATGAGTACTATTATGGGAAACGAGGGGGAACAATTATGACAGTTTTATTAACAATATGGCAGGTACTAAGCATAGTAATGATATGCATGGGCTATGGATTCTTCTTGGGTTGGCTAAGAGGAAAGTACAAAGCAAATAATACAGAGTGGTAGAAAGGAGAAGACATGAAAACGGTAATAAGTGTGGAAATAGGTGATGATGACAATTTGGAACGGATTCAACGAATAGCACATGTAGATGATGCGTTTGCATTTATACATGAGTACCAGCAATATTTGAGAACACAGTACAAGTACGTAGAGCCTGAAAACAGAGATGACATCAGTGCAATGAGAACTGTGTTTTCAGACATGTTGTTTGAAAACGGGTTAGTGCTTGACGCGTTGTATTCATAGAAGAGGAGGGTGAAGACATGAAAGAAGATATAGGTTTTATAATTTATATGCTAATAGGTATGGGTACAGGGGTGTGTATGGTTGCCTACAGTGTGTGTGCAATAAGAGAATGGGTGAAGACAACAAGAGGATATAGATTTATAGATGACTTGGTAATGCTTGTACTTGTCCTGTGTTTGTCTCTCATACTTGTGCTTGTTCCACTATGGGCTTTACTCACACAGTATTCATAGAAAGGAGAATGAAATGAAATATAAGAAAATAGGATTAATAATCATACTAGTAATTATTTTCCTCTGTGTTGGGAACGTAGCACATGCATACACACCGCTTACCCAAGAGCAAGCAGACAACTATGTAGCATCTATTGCCTATGATGATTTACTAGATATTGTTATAGACTACGATTATTTGGAGCACACTGTACCACAGGTTATATTACCGCGTACAGATTATGTGTTATATGAGACAGATTTAACAGTAAACTATGCCACGGGATTACGTATTAATCACAGCAAATTTAGTTATGTGATTGACATTCCCGATCAGATCGTGTATAATTTTATAGAACCAGCAAAGCCAAGTGTGTTCATACCAGTGATTTCATTTGTGCTAGGTACAGGGCTTGGTGTATTAATAGGGGGACTTTTATGAAAACAATTATAAAATATAGTGGAAAGGGAATTGAAGAATCATTGAAATGGCTAAAAGAAAATAGGGGTAATCCAGATAAAAGGGAAGGGGTAACATATATGGAAGAATGGGTTGTTAAAGCCCAAGAGTATACTGCTAATCCTATAACAGTGGTATCTAATGATTAAAAGCATACGACTACGAAACTTTCAAAGCCATAGAGACAATGTGTTTGATTTCACTACAGGTGTAAATAGCGTTATAGGTATTTCTGATGCGGGAAAAACAGCTTGTATACGAGCATTGAAATGGATAACCACTAATCGTCCACTTGGTAATGCTTTTGTAAGTAATTGGGCTAAAGAGTCAAAACCAGACAAAAATGGAGTTGTTGACGACAAGAAGGCTAAACAAATTCTGCCTTGTATAGTAACTATAACAACTACTAACCATTTGGTGGAACGCTATAAAATGGGGCTTAAAAACACTTATACAGTTGACGGCGTAGAACTAGAAGCAGTGGGCACAAGTGTACCGCAAGAAGTTGTGGATGCCCTCAATTTCGATAACATAAACATACAGTATCAACTAGATGCACCATTTTTGCTTACGGAAACAAGTGGTGAAGTAGCTCGTATGCTAAACAAAATAGTGAAGCTTGATGACATAGATTCTACTACACGTGCAATAATTTCTTATAAACGAAAATTAGAGAGCAGTGAAAAGAGTCTTGTGTATGAAATAAACATACTTGAAAAGGAACTTAATGACACAGACATAAGTGGTATAGAAACCACTTTAGAACTATATGAATTGATTAACGAGAAGTGTGTTACTATAACAAAGGAAATTGAGGTACTAGACGATAATGTAAACAACGTACATTTTATTGAATCCCGGTTGGAGAAAGAAGCCTTGATTTTACTCATGGAGCAAAAACTAAAATCACTGGATAGCATGTTTGACAGCAGAAATGAAGTCAGTAAAGAAATAACTGCTATAGCAAATAAAATAGAAGATGTGGGTGATTACGAAACAGCTATACGTGAAAGCGGTTGGATTTATGATATAGAAATAGATAAAATAGATAAGGTATTTAAGACTCGTAAAGAAATCAATACAGATTTAACTGCGTTAATTAATTGGCTAGCTAATGCCAACGCGTTACAACTAAAACCAGTGTATGACATAGATGAAAGTGTTATCGACACTTTGTTTACTAAAAGGAAACATGTGGAATCCGAGATTTCAGTACTTGACAAGATCATACAAAGTGTGGTATCATCAACTAAGTGTATAAAAACGAAAGAGTTGGAGATAGTTGATTTGATAGCAAGTTTGGGGGACACGTGTCCAACCTGTGGACAGAGGATTGAGGAGGAATAGAGCATGGCATTATGTACAAAGTATCCGAAGTATTTAGAAAGAGGGGATGTGTATGGCAGACTAACTGTTATCGAAGTAGATGAGAAATCTAAGGTTAGAGATGGGAAGAAAGTATCTCCAAAGAACTGGAAATACAAATGCGTATGCGAATGTGGTAATACCGCCTATGTTATGAAATATAATCTTTGCAATGGCAACTCTCAAAGTTGTGGTTGCATAAATAAAGAACAACTTCGTGCAAGAAATAAAAAATATAATCGGACTGAGATTGATGGGAGTATAACTAAAATATATTTCTTCAACACAGATAATTATACTACTATAGATACAGAAGATTACGATAAGGTAAAGCAACATTGCTGGCATGAATGCCCAGAAGGGTATGCACGTATATGTTTAGATACAAATAACGTATTCTTACATAAAATAATAGCAAATACCCCAGAAAACAAAGTAACTGATCATATAAATGGAAATAAGCTTGATAATGGAAAATCCAATTTAAGGGTGTGTGACACATATGAAAATGCAAGAAATAAAGGCTTATCAAAAAGAAATACATCTGGACATGCTGGGGTTCATTTTCATAAAATAGGAAAAGTTTGGGTAGCATCCATACGTGTGAATTGGAAATTAATACATATAGGTCAATTCAAAAACAAACAAGATGCTATAGATGCTAGATTAAAAGCTGAAATAAAATACTTCGGAGAGTTTGCTCCATCATTATGTAGGGGGTTACAATGAAAATCATTTGCGTATCAGACACCCATTTTAGAGATACTCGTCCCAGATGTAGGGTGGATGAATGGTACTCCACAATGCGTTCACGGCTTCAGTGGTTAATTAATTTAATGAATGAAAATAAATGCCCGTTACTAATTGCAGGCGATTTATTTGACTCAGGGAGCAATACACAGTTGCTAGAGAATTTATTGTTGGAAGAGTTAAAAAAAGCTGAGTATCCTATACTTACAATCTCGGGCAATCACGATGCAAATTACCATTCACAAAAATGGCTTCGTAAATCAAGTTATTGGGTATTGGTACAATCGGGTGTCATCCTCCATACGACAGGCACTACAAAGATGGGGGAATCAACCATCACTGGTTTTCAGTTCAATGAGGAAATGACAAACGGAACAGGTATAGCAATGTGTCATCGTTCGGTATATCCGACTACAGCACAAATACCATTCTTTATGGGAGAACATACAGACACTATAGGGGCTGATGAATTACTAGATCAATTTGATTATGAGCTCATTGTAAGTGGTGACGTACATCAGGGGTTCTATTTACAACGTGATGGGAAAACCCTGATAAATCCCGGTGGGTTGTTTAGGCAAAAAGCTGATAAAAAGTACACAGTGCCTACAGTTTACCTTTATGAAGACGGAGTAGTAACACCTTTCCCAGCCCCTATTGTTATTGATAACGTAGTGCAAGAATATTTAATAGAGGAAAAAGCACGTGATACCCGAATCTCAGCATTTGTAGAGAAATTGAGTACTAGTGCTGAAATAGGATTAAGCTTTAAAGACAATGTAGAATTAGGGTTTAAAACAAATAAAGTAAGACCAGTGGTAAAGGAATTGGTGCTAAGAGCAATGGAGGACAGTTTATGCGATTTAGAATAAAGCAACACTATTATCAAGGTGATGGGTGGTTATACGATGTTTATTGGTTTGACGAAGAAATGAATAATTGGACTAGGTATGAAACACCATTTAATTCTTTGACAGAAGCAGAAGAAGATGCCTCAGTTATTAAACGATTTGTGGAAGCAGAAATGACAGATGAAGTTGTAAGTGAGTTTGAATTATGAGAACCACACAATACTCGGATTCCATGGATTATGAATTGGGTGCTTCGACAAATGTTGATGCTATAGCAGAAATGACAACAGCTTTAAATGATATAAAGTGTTTGATTCACCGACATCGTACATTGACGGGTATGGGATGGAAACAACACCATTTAGGAGATTTCGTAGCAAACAAGATAATCAAGATTATAGACAACACAATAGGAGAAATAGATGATTGAAGAACAGTATTTAAAAGATCAGTTATATGAGAACAAACAACAAAGACTAGCTGAAGAACATAAAAAGAGTATGGATAATTTAAGACATGAAACAGTGGTATCTGAATTATGGAAACAGTGTGCAATTCTTGAAAAAAGACTTAATGAGATAAAAACAAGCAATAAATAAGGGAGAAACAAATGGACAGTAGGACATGGGAAGCACGTAAACGCCAAATACAGGCTGACAAAGATCAGGTAAGCCGTGACAAAGGTAAATTAGAGAACATCATGGATAATTTGGAAAAGACTTTTAGCTGTAGTGATTTAGAAGAGGCAAAGAAATTATTGGCTACAAAAAAGGCTAAGTTGGTTAAGACCGATGAACAAATCGAATTGTTGTCAGAGGAACTAGAAGCATATGATTGGGACGTATAAACCCTATAGAACACGGTTTGATAAACTGCGTGGACGTATAGAAGAAAGGCAGAGCAAGTTAGATGCAAAGCATAGTATTCACACTACTATCCTCCAGTCTGTTATTGACGCCGAAGAAGCACAAGCGTTTATTACACGTATAGCCGAGGACACACAGGGACAGTTAAAAGTACATATAGAGGATATTGTGTCCATGGCTATGGCAACTATACTAGATAACCCCTATACATTTGAACTTGATTTTGTACCTCGTAACAACCGAGTAGAGTGTGATTTATGGTTTGCACGAAATGGTAATCGAGTTGCTCCTATAGACGCAAGTGGTGGTGGAGCCGTGGATATAGCTAGTTTTGCTTGTAGAATAGCGCTTTGGAGTTTGGGGACTACTGATAACGTGTTGGTATTTGATGAACCATTTAAATTTGCTTCACGAAATTATCAACCACTACTAGGTGAATTACTCAGTAAATTAAGTGCGCAATTAAGCTTGCAGATAATTCAAGTAACACATAATCCATCACTAGTTGAAAGCAGTGATACTGTTATAACAGTGGCAAAGAATAAAGACGAGGACACATCGTGTATACAAAAGGAGACTAAATGATTATAGACAACACACTTTACATGCTTATACATGTAATCATAGGATGTTATGGCATGTACGTAGCATATGTAACAGCTTGTAGTATACCCTACATTGAAGAAGACTGCATGGAGATGGAGATGGAGGTTAATCCCATGGAGTTAAAATTAAAAACTACATTTACAGTAGTGTTTGTACTTTATCTCAGTATTGATCACATAGTGCAACATTTAGGTGGATTGGTGTGAAACGAATTACTCAACTAGATTATGAAATACTAAAACGTATACCGCTGTTTCCTGAAGAGAAAAGTAGGAGCACAATACTAAGTGAAATAAAAAGGGCGTATCCCGATGGACGTTATGATAGACTCACCACAGCAGGATTTGATGCCAATTTGCTTAAATACACGAAAATGTTTATGCTTGCCGAAGATAAGGACATACCAGATAGCTTGTTTTTTGAAGACATGTATGATGACGCCGACTGTTTGCAGTCCACGTTGAAGCCCATAAATTTAGAATGGGTGCAATCAAACATAGGACAATTTCTGGATAGTGATGAGGATGAAATTTATCAACAATTAATAGGGGTTGCACATCATAGTACAAGGGATGGATGGTATAAACAAAGCCGTTATCACTTGGGCTAAAAAAAAGGAGTAGATTAATTTCTACTCTTTTTTTGTGTTTGTGGGCACCTCAGGTTCTTTCTTACCAAAACCACTTGCTAGTTTACCCACAGCGTTTGCACCCATGTATATCATGGTAATTGTTAACCACTGTTGCCCGTCTATAATTCCAGTAAATGCCATAACAGATGCTATAATAAATGCTATGAATTTCTTAGGAGCTACTTTATTCCATATGTAATCTACGTTTTTCCAGTTTATTTTAAATTTAAATGACATTATATTAACCATAGTCCTACGTAAACGGGTATAAGTGCTAATATAATAACAATTATTTCAATCAACCTTATTTTCTTCTCTCGTTTCTTGTCAAGTACATCCTGCTGTTCTTTGTTTAAACCACCAAGTTCTTTTTGTTGCCTAGCCACAGGGCATGTGTCTGACCTGTGTAAATAAAAGTCTTGGAACCCTTGTTTTATTTCATCTATCTTGGTTTCCACGGATTCAAATTTCTTTTCCACGGATTCACGAAGCAACTGAAACTCATCTCTCATATCATTAATAGCCTTCTTTAGCCCATTCTTGTTTATAGTATGGTCTAAATCGTTAGCGATGTTTTCGACTTTCTTTAGTCCAAATGTTAATTCATCTACTCTTTTCGTGTTGCTTCGACTTCGACTCTCATTTGATTTAGTGTCTTCGGCTATTCTAATTAATTCTGTTGTCACTAGTGGCTCCTATAACTTTACTTTACTTTATACGATTTATTCTATACCATTTACTAAAATTTATCAAGGTAGGGCTCAATCCACTTTATTTTATGATCGGTGTTACAGTACTTGTACCACTTGTATGGTGTGCCTACATGAATGAGTTTGCCTCCGTGTTTAAACCCCAACATTCTACAAAGTTTGTACACAGTGCTGTTTGAGTAGCTCACTGTTTGTATCATACGTGTGTTATCATTGAAATAAGTTTGTGAACGCCGTAGCCAAAAAGTACGAAGGGGGTCAAACACTACTGTTTTAACGTCTTTGGTGTACAAACTTTGAATATCTAAACTCGCTAACAAAGCTATTGAAGCACCTAGACTATACCCTGTAATAACCACCTTCTTATAGGGTCTGACAGCATCTAATAATTGTTGACGCATTATCATATAGTGTTTTAGGTATCCACCATGAGCAAACACAGTTTCATATGCAAAACTAATTCTACGTGGGAATATCATAGCATCTGTTAGCCAATCCTGCGTACTGTTACTCGCGGTAAAAGCAATTATAGCTGTGTCGCCATGAATCTGTAGTGTGCCATCTATAACTCGTTTTGTTTCTTCTTTGTAGTCATATAAATGCTGTAGTATATTTGTTGGATGCATTATTGCGTTGTAGGCACGTCTTGCAACTGTCATTTAATTAAGCCCCTCTAAGCATCTACACCTCACTATAGGGTCTATTATAGGTAAACAATCTAACTCTTTATCTGATACGATTCTACAACCTCCCAGTAATACAG